GTGGCCCAGGTGATCTACCTGACCGAGAAGTACGGCGTGGCGACCCGGGTTGCCAACGTCCGCACGATGACCCGCGACACCCAGACCTACCCGCGCCGCACCGGCGTGCAGGCGATGACGGCGATCTCCGAAGGTGCCAGCATCACGGGCACGGACGACACCTACGACAATGCGGAACTGACCGCGAAGAAGTACGGGCGGCTCGCCATCTTCTCGAATGAGTTGCTCGACGACTCCGCCGTTAGCGTGGCCGATGAGTTCACCCGATCGGTGGCGGAGGCGTACGCGAAGGCGGTTGATAACGCCTACTTCATCGGAGACGGCACCGCTACGTACAACGGGCAGGTCGGGCTGATTCAGGCCCTTCCGTCCGGCGCGTACGTCGCCCAGGGCTCCGGCTCGACGTGGGGCGCTCAGACGATGACCGACCTCGTGAACATGGTCGGCCGCGTTGAGAACGTGGACAGCGGGCGTCTCGCGTGGCTGTGTTCCCGCCAGTACTACAACCAGGTCATGGTCCGTCTCGCTCTGGCTCAGGGCGGTTCGACGGCGGCGGAAGCGATCAAGGGCGTGAATGTGGTTGCGGGCGCGGATGCGATGTTCCTGTCGTATCCGGTGTACTTCACTCAGGTGATGCCCACGGCGACGGCGACCACGCAAAAGTGCGTGTATTTCGGCGACTTCATGGGCGGCTCGATGATCGGTCTGCGGAAGGAGTTGCAGGTCGCGTCCAGCACCGACCGCTACTTCGACTCCGACCAGTTTGCGATGCGGGCGATTGCCCGCCTTGCGGTGAACATCCACGGCGACGGGCGCGGCTCGACGTACGGCCCGATCGTGGCCCTCAAGACCTCCTGATTCCACCCTCAACACACGAGAAAGGACCTCACGATGAAAGCGATTCAGAATGTGGTGTTCGGGGTGGCGATCAACCCCGTGGACAGCATCGGAGCGACGACCGACGGGACCGCGTTCGACACTGCCGCGCAGAGCGGCATGGGTTACGCGGCCGTGGTCATCAACATCGGCAACATCGCCGCGAACGCTTCGGCGTTCAAGTTGCAGGAGTCTGACGACAACTCCTCATGGTCGGATATCACCGGCGGCGGGTTCACTTCCCCGACGGCGGCAGGCTCGGACAACAAGGTCTGGGTCGCGGGCGTCCAGCTTGGCGGTTCCCGCAAGCGGTATCTCCGCGTGACCATCACGGGGGGCGGCGGGGGCGCAACGCTGGTCGGCGGTTCATGGCTTGGCTTCCAGGTCTGTCAGTCTCCCAACAGCGACACTGAGCGCGGTGTGGCTCAGTCCCTGTTCGTCTGACCCTCTCTGTTCTCTCACTTCGGGTCCGGGCATTGCAAGACGCCCGGGCCTTTTAGACCGGAGGCTTACACATGGCGGTGACTCTCAGCGGCGGAGGCGGGGTGCAGACGGCCGGGCTGGCGGGCAGTGCCCCGTCGTCCGTCAAGGGCGTATGGACGACCATCAACGGGGACGCCAAGACCGCCCAGTCTGCGGCGGAGTTGATCGCCCCGTTCTCGATCACGGCGTCGGCGGTGAACTGGGTTGCGGTGCCAGACAACGCAATGAGGGCGGTGTTCCGGGTGAGCTACGCCAGCACGGCGACCACCGTGAGCACGTCCCCGGTTATCCGGGTCTTCGGGCTGTTCAACCCGACCGACATCACGGCCGCACCCGCCAACGACGGGACCTCTGTGCCGATGCGGATCGACAACGTGAGCCCGTCTGCGGGAGGCGTCACGCTGACCTGCACGGCGGCGGCGACGGACATCAACGACGGCGCGGCACGCAAGGGGCAGCCGCACAGCCTGACGGGGATGGATTGCATGGGCGCGAAGAGGATCGCGGCTCTGGTGGAAACGGCCCTGGCCCTGTCTGCGGGTTCCGGCGCGGCGACGGTTGAGGTGATGTTCCTGAACTGAGAGGATGCCCGTGGCGCTTATCACGCTGACCGAATACAAGACCTATGCGGGTATCAGCGGATCAGGCGACGACACCGTTTTGCAGGTGCTCATCGACGCGGCTATCGACGCCGTGGAGCGGTTCTGTGGGCGTGACGCGGGCGGGTTCGAGAGCGGGACCAAGACGGAGGACTATGACGGGCGGGCGTCCGAGTACCTGTTCCTGCGGAGCTGGCCCGTCACGGCGATCGCAACGGTAAAGACCCGTTCTTCGGACGGCACGCTATCGACGATGGACTCTACCAGCTACCGGATCCACAATTCGCGGAACCTCGTGCGGACGGGCGTACGGCGCGGGCGGTTCGTGTATGAGGACTTCGCGGTAGGCGAGATGCCCGACTTGCTCCCGGCGTTCGACGTTCAGCCCCAGTTTCAGGAGGGGCTCGGGAACGTGCAGGTGGTGTACACGGGCGGATTCGCCACGGTGCCGAGCAGCCTCAAGATGGCGTGCTATCGGCTGGTGGACATGATGTGGGCAAGCCGGCGGCGGGACCCAGCGTTTCAGTCCGAGAGCATCGGGACCTATTCGTACACGCTGGGGGCTACCGGGTTCACTGTGGGCGTCAACGGGGCGGGCGGGGTGACGTTCCCGGCAGAGATTGCGGCGTATCTCTCGCCGTTCGGGAGGACGCTCCCGTGAACACCCCCTGGAACCTCCTCAACTCGACCTGCACGATCACGAGCCAGGCGTTCGTGACGCAGGCCGACGGCATGGACAAAGAGACTTCATCGACCGTGATGACGGCGGTGCCCTGCCGATTCCAAGCGGACAACACGGCTACGGGCGTGGAACAGCAGCGGGTGCAGGGCACGGTGTTCGGCGAGGTGTTCCTCCCGGGCACGTACAACGGGAACGCGGTTGCGGTCCCCAAGGACGCGACGATCACGATCGGGAGCACGATCTATCGGTGTTTGGGTCCGTCGTATCAGCCTGCCGGGTATCTGGCGGAGGTGCTGTTGTCGGTGCAGGTGAAGCGGATTACGTGATGGCAACGGTAAAGCTCAATCTCGGTCAGGTGAAGGCGGAGGCCGTGAAGGCGTGCCGGGTGGGGATCCTCGCGTGTGCGCAGACGGTGGCGGAGTCGGCGCGAAAGAACATGACCAAGGGCGCGAAGCTCGGCCCTCGCCGCTACGTGCGATCCTTGCCGGGGCAGCCTCCGTCGATTCAGACGGGCAACCTGCGCCGGTCGATCGTGTCCACCAGCACCGGCAATCTGACGGCAACCGCCGGAACCGCCGTCAACTACGGCAAGTTCCTTGAGTATGGGTTCACGATGCGGCCCCGGCGTACTCGCCATCGCACGCCCAAGATCGGCGTCCGTCGCGTTCTGCCCCGCCCGTGGCTTCTCCCGGCCCTCCGCCGCGAGCGTGCCAAGCTTGAGGGCGTGTTCGTTGAGTCCGCCCGGCGCGTGTTGCGGCGGTTCGCCATCTCCGCCCTTGGGGGTGCCCGTTGAACCTCGCCAAGTTCCAGCAGGCCATCTACGACCGACTGACGGGAGACGCAACCCTTACCGGACTGGCGACCGGAGGAATCCGCTCTGTACTCGGGCCCCGCACGGGTATCAGCACAGAGGACAGCAAGCCATACGTCGTCGTCACATTGCAGGGGACCACGCCAGCCGACGACTTCCGGGGCGACCTGATCGAGATGGTGGTGGACGTTCACGTCGTTTCCGACACCACCGACGGACTCTCGACTCCTTCAAGCATCATCGACCGGATCATCGGGGATGCGACCCTGCAAAGCAACGTGACCCCGACCTACGGGCTGCACCGGCACCAGTTGTCATTGAGCGGGAGCACGTACACGGGCGGAGTGATGCAGTTCTTTGACACGGAGACGGCGCACGACGAGGAGCGCCTCCACTTTATTCTCGGATTCAAGGTGTACCAGGGCCGCACGGCCCCTTGAGGTGACGCATGGGCTATCAGACTGTCGGTATCGAGGGGCTTGTTACGAGTTGGGGGACGGCCGGTGCCGACGTGTACCAGCTCATCAACGCCGGTATTGCACCTTTCAAGTTCAGCATTCAAGTAAGCTCCGACGTGCTGGACGTGACGGCGTTTGCGGCCGGGCTCACGAGCAAGGCCAACCGCGCCGGGCTGGCGACGTGGAGCGGCACCATCACGGGCCGGTATCCGCAGGCGACGAAGAAGCTGGGAAACTCTGGCTCGGTGACGTTCGCTGGCGGGTACGCCCAGCACGTCCGATCGTGGGAACTGGAGCTTGCGGCGGACGCTCTGGACATTACCGAGATGAGCGGTTCGGCGGTGACGTGGCGTGCGTTCCGGCCCGGCTTGATCGGGTGGAGCGGCAGCTACGAGGCCCGGGTGGATTCGGCTACGGCGGTAAACCTGCCCACGCTGGCGAGCGGGTCTTCGGGTGCGGCGACGTTCAAGATCAGCGAAGAAGGCACGACCGACAACGCCTTTGCGGGAAACATCATTGTCCCCGAGCTAGGCGTTGACGTGGAGGTATCGGCCCTGAACACGGCCCGGTATTCGTTCACTGGTGATGGAACCCTGTCCAACACCTACGCGAGCACGCTGGGCCTGTTGTCGGCGTCGGCGTCCCCGTACACCGTGACCACCCCGTCGTGGGACACCAACGGAGACGGGACGCCGGACGTGTCGCTGGTGTTGCAAGCGGCGTCTGGACGGACGTTCACGGGTCCGGCGTTCTGGAAATCTCTGCGGGTGTCGTGCCCGGTTGACGGGCTGATTGAGGTGTCGGTGGGTGTGCAGGGTGCGGGGGCTCTGGTCCTGGCATGAGTCAGAACAACTCCAACGTCGCCGGCGAGTTCGTCATCAAGGGCAAGGTCGATACGACCGGCATTGATTCGGGGATGCAGTCCGCGCAGGCGAAGGTAGACGCTGGCGCGGCCAAGGTGGAACAGGCCGCCGGGGTGGCGGTGACAAAGGGAGTGGCCCACCAGATCAAGGGAGCGACGAAGCCGTTTACGGAGATGATCGGGCTTGTCGGCGGGCTGGTTGCCCGGTTCTCCGGCCTGGGCCTGCTGATTACCGGGCTTGGAGCGCTGTTCGACAAGCTCACTGCGAAGGTGGAGAACGCGAACGAGAAGCTGCGCAAGCTCCAGGAAGAAGGAATCGCCGGGGTCAAGAAAGAAATCGCGGGCCTCAACCCGTTTGGAGAACTAGACCGGGCCGTTCTGGGCGGGGATAACGCCACCATTTCCGAGGCCCAGCGGAAGAAACTGGAGCAGGAGAAGGCGTTTGGTGACGCCGCACGGGCGATCCGCGCGAAGTTCGCGGAGGAATACGCCAAGATCGGCGAGAAGATCACCAAGGGCGAGGTATCCAACGAGGCGGGCAACGAGGCCCTGCGCCAGATCGAGCGGGACCAACAGGACCAACTTGACGTTCTGCACGAGACGGCTACCCGCCGCCGGGCCGAGCTTGAAATCGCGGTCAACAAAGACAAGAACGCCGCGATATCCAAGGCCGAGTATGACCTCGCGGACGATCGTCGCAAGGCCGAGCTAGACCAGATCAACCGGGTCGAAGAGTACCGGCTCAAGTACGGGTACGAGGGGCTCTCAAAATACGCAGAGCTGGCGATCGCTATCCGTGACAAGACCCTGCGCGAGATCCAGAAGCGCGAGGACGACGCCGCGAAGGAAGCGGCCGACAAGCACAAGCGATACCTGGAGGAGCGGGCGGCGGAGGACAAGAAATACGCCGACGCCTTGAAGGCGATTACCGACGGGATCGCGGAGGGGTTCGCCAAGTACGGGGGTGCCGAGAATCTCGATGCGTCCATTCAGAACCTCACGGCCGTAGTGCAACAGATCGCACGAAAGGACTTTGCCATTGGCTCGGGTGACTGAACTACTCATCGGACCGGAAGGGTCCATCGACACCCAGAACAAGGCCGACGCAAAACGCCGGTTCGAGGTGTACGTCTTCAACGAACAGGCGGCGCTGACGGATGCTGGCGTTCCGGCAGCAGGTTCGGTCCATCCCAATAACGCGGCTCTCATTCTTGACCGCAAGGTAGCGACCCAGCGTCAGGACGGGTCTTTCCTGGTTGACTGCCTGTACAGCAACTATCAGCGGTTCGCAAACGGGCACATCGACAAGAAATCCGACAGCTATATCCGGTGGTCCTTCGCGCGAAAGACCGTGCGGCAAAAGATCCCGTATGCCTCCATCGTCAGGCACACCACGCCGCGCCCGAACGGGGGCGTGGACCAGACCGACGCATGGACCGCTCAGGAAGCCCGCGAGATTGACGAGCAGCGGGTGTATATCAGCGGCGAGGTGACAGTTCCGAAGCTTTCGCTGGGGCAGATGATCCAGATTACAAACCAGATCGGAAAGCTTCACAAGTTCCCCGCGTTCGGGCAGCGGCAGTTCCGATTTTCCGCCAGCGATCCCACCCCGATCACGGAGACGAAAGACAACGTGACGTATACGTGGGAGATCGACTTCGGAACGGTCGCGCCGCTCTCTCCCGACCCATTCACGATCACGCTTCCGCCCGCGATCCCGGGCACGGCATTCCTGTGCCGTCGCCCGTTCGAGGGCATCATCATGGTTCAGTCAACGGCCCTCACCAACCCGCCGACGTTCAGGAGCGTTGGTCAGTACGCGGCGGACGACAGCGGGTATGTCGGCCTTCCAGGGATGCCCATCTCATGAAAGACGGAACGTACACAGCGGTTCTGACGGGTGCGGATACGGCGGCGGAAGTGCTGCAAGGCGTGCGCGTCTACACGGCGGACGTGAACACGCGGGGCGGTCCTGTCCCGGTGTCCCTGTGTTCGTGGGTCCGCATGTGGGACGACGACCAGCTCGTGAAGAAGCTCCGCGACGGGACGCCGTGTCTTGTGGCGGTGATTGCCGGTATGGTCTACGGGTGCTTCCCCGAGCCTCCGGTCACTGGGTCCTGCCCACCCCCGGGAGGTGCATAATGGCAACGCGGGGAGATATCGCACACTTCGAGAACATTTCCATCGTCTACGCGGGCGTGTGCACCTGTTCCGGGCGTCCGGTGGTGGTGCCCGTCAAGGACAAGACGTACGCCTCTGTGGAGGTAAAGAACAGATCGGCGACGGCGTGGGCTACGGCGGTGGTGGAGGTGCGGGTGGGCAACTCGGCATCCGGCCCGTTCTACCCGCTCGCGTCCACGGTGACGTTCTCGGCCAGCGGGATCAGCGGGGTTATCGACGTTCGCGGCTATGGGTTTCTGGCCCTTGAAGTGACCACGGCGGGCGCTTCGGGCATGACGATTGATGCGGACATCTGTGTAAAGGACACGTCACAGGCGTGAGGAGTTGATCTATGGCATTGTCTTACCACACCGAGGGCGCAACCAGCTTTTCGGCTTTGAACTGGTCCGACGCGACCGGGTTTGCGAACGGGTCCACGAACGTCATCGAGCGGGGCGGGCAAACGATTACCACGTCGCTTGACCAGTCGGCGTTGACCGGCATCGAGTCTTTGGAGGTGCGGCGCACGTTCACTGGTTCGATCGGGTCCCCGTCGGCTGGTCCGCTCAAGATTGACGCGGACGCTTCGGGCACGGCGCACATCTACTACGCGGCGGGCGGAGGTGAGTTCTACCTCCAAGCGGGCGGCGGGTCGGCCCTGATTACCTCGTTCGAGGTGAATGGGAACTGCAAGGCCGTGCTGGTGGGAGGGACGTTTACCACAGTGAACGTTACCACCGGGATTCTGACCGCCAACGGGTCAACGGTCATCACGAGCATGTATGTCCACGGAGGGACGGTAACGATTGAGGACAACGCCACGGCGCTGACGAACCTCTACATCTTCGGCGGGAACGTCACGCTCAAACGGGCCGTGACCAACTTCATGATGCAGGGCGCGTCGATCCTCGTGTGGGATGCCGATGGGCGTTCGCTGGGCACGACGACGTTTGACGCTCTCGGTGGAACTATCGTCTGGAAGGCGGGCGACATCCCTGGCGGGTCCAGCGTCTCCCGGTGTGCATGCACCTTTGACGTTTCGGACGTGCGGCGTTCGTCCACGTTCGCGGGCACGAACGCGACGACGGTGTATCCCAAGGCCCGGGGCGTGTACTCGCGGTCTGCGGGTGCGACGATTACGTGGACGACGGCGAACATCATCCTCCAGGGCACGTCCTTTGCGACGGACTCCCCGGCGGGGGGGAATGGGTGATTGGCTCAACGTCTCCTGCGCAAAGATGGGAGATTCTTCAAGCTGAACGGTCGGCTGGTGGACGCCGCGCACGGGGACTGCTGCTGCGGGTCCGAGCCGCCACCGGGCGACTGCTGCGGACCCCAGCCCTATCAGGCTGGCCTGTGCCGGTTCTTTCGCCCGGTGGTGGTGGGAGACTCTTCCCCGGTCGTGACGATCACGGCGCGGGCAGATGGATTTGACAGGGTGACGACTTCGGACGGTTCGGTGACGACGATTGACTACGGGTTTGACTACCTCTCAACGCCGAGAAAGATGCAGCCCAACGAGGCCCCGCCGGGACAGTGTGATACGCCGATGCGGTTCGGGCTCTCCGCCCAGGCGGTCTACCCGAGCGTGCAGAACCCGCTCAACTCGGGCACGTTCTCGATGATTCATGGCGGAGGCGGCGCGGTGGTCGATGCCCGCGACGATACCGTATTCTTCCGGGTTGGTCCTGCCACCATCGGGGCGAACGATTCCAATCTGCGGGGCGCGTTACAAGCCCGGTCCAATCTTGGACAAGGTGCCGAGCATGGCTTCTTCGGCACGTTCAACACCCGCACCGGCGTCATTTCTCATTCGGCCAAGATTTACGGGCAGCCCAGTATCGCGGCGCTGCGGGCGTTCTTTGTGGACCCGGGGAGCGGGACCGGAGACGTAACCGGGACTTTTGCGGGGTCGATGAACGGGTGCAATCCTCGCATCGACTTCTCCGTCCGGTTCCTGTGGGACGTGCGGCGGCTGAACTTCTCGTTTCTGTACGACCACTACGAGGGCGATGTTACCCTGTCGGGGTCGGTTGTTGTTACGGGGATGTGTTCCACGGGGAACCGTCCCGGCGGCTGCGCCAACTGCCCCGATGACGGGGCGGAGGTGGTGCCCGCATGAGCCTGTGGCACGCGATCAAGGGAGCGAAGAGGTACGCGGAGGCGGTCGCCACCGGGGACAGCGCCGACGGTATCACGCGGGCCGCACGGGCGTCCGTGTGTGGAAAGTGCCCCGAGCGTCGGGAGTATCGCGTACCGCTCCTGAGCCTATCTGCGGCGTTCTGCGGGGAAGCGTTCAAAGAGACGGCTACTACGTGCGGGTGTTTGGTTCTTGCGGGGGATCGCCCGGCGGGAAAGACTTGTGTCCGGTCCGAAGCTTGCCCCAAGGGTTTGTGGTAAGATTACCGAAAGGAGCCCGACAATGCGGATGCGTTGGTCCGGTATTCTGGTTCTTGGGATCGTCTGTCTGGGTGGCTGCGCCGTCGGCACCACCTTTGACGACGAGGCAATGGTGGGTCTTCGGGTCGGCGAAAAGACGGTCGCGAACGCTGCCCGACGGATCGCATCCGCCGGGATGGATATTGCCGGTACCCTCGGGCTCGTTGGTGGGGGCGGAGCCGGTCTTGGGCTTCTCGCGTGGATCGCCAACCGGAGCGGGGCCAAGCAGGCCAACGCCTCCCGCGACCTTGCCGACGCCCACTTTGACGAGGGCGTGGCCCGTGGCGCTGGCGTCCCAGCCGCTCCCGTCGTACCCGTCGCCCCTGGAACACTGCCCGTCGGCCCTGGGTCCGCTGGTGTTGCTGGCGGTGGCGGCTCGGCGCAGGCTGCGGGGGTGACGGCGTGATGATGCTCGGTGATAATGCCGACGCGATCGCCTCCGTGTTCAAGGACGGCGGCCCCACGGTCATCGCGTTCGCGGTGCTCGTGGTCGGGGCGGTGATTCTGTGCAAGTACGTCGGGCCGATCGTGGCGAACCTGACCCGGCTTGCCGACAAGCTGGAGCGGGCTGTGGAGGTTGCGGAGCGGTCGGAGCTGGCCCGCAAGGACCAAGAGGCCATGTTCGGGTCCAAGCTCAGGCAGGCCGACGAGATCATTCAGGAGGCCAAGTACATTCTGGAGCCTTTCAAACCCAAGAGCCGCAGCGTGAGCGCCAACGGCCAGCACGGAGACGAGCGATGAGCATCAACCCCAAGACCGGGCAGCCCGCCGACACGGACCGCCAGAGGCCGCGTACGACGTTCGGCGAGCCGCAGCACGCGCCGCCGTTCAAGCCGACGATTGTGCCGCAGGACGACGACCAGCGGCCGGCGGGTGACGACTGGGACCGGTGGCGCGCGAACGTGAACACGGAGCTGGCGGCGCTGCGGGCTCAGCTGGAGCACCTGCGGGGCGAGAGCCCAACGCGGGGGTAG